AGCGTCAACTAATGTTGATTATGGGTCATCAAGATTATCACAATCAGAACCTGGTAATCTTAAAGTTGGTGTTTATCAAAAACAACTTGAGGAGTTGGATATTGATATTAATTTTGGAGACTATATTGGTTATTATGAAACAGAAGATAGAGTTAGATACTATACTGTTGTGAATGATGGTCGTGTGTTAAGTGATAATAAACATACATACGGGGGGTATAAACCTTTCTATCGTTCCATATTGGCTTCTCCTGTCACAGACAATGAATTTAAAGGATTATAATAATGGCATTACCATCAAAAGTTAAAAAAAATTTACCATTAATACCTGAAAAAGTAGGTAGAGAAAGACGACAAGAAATGTTGGACGACATTACTGACTATGGAACTTTTTTACCTAAAGGTGTGTTACATGCCGATTTAGATTTGGGTATGTTGGATTTTGTTAAAGAAAGACTAAAATTGGTTGTAACAGAAAAAACAGTACCAACCGTTGATAAAATTATAACAACTCAAAACTGGTCTCAATTTACTGAGACTTGGAACTTTCAAGATTTAGATAAAAACATTTCATTACCTTTTATTGCGACGGTAAGAACACCTGAAGTTAAATATGGAACTTTTCAAGGAGGTGCAGCAAACATACCAAATAGAAGGCAATTCTTTTATTACACTGTTCCAACTTGGGATGGTCAAAGAAAAGGTGCTGATGTTTACACGATACCCCAACCAATTCCTGTTGATATAACTTACAATGTAAAATTATTTTGTAATAGGATGCGTGAACTTAATGAGTTCAATAAAATTATAATGCAAACTTTTACATCAAAACAGGCTTACACACAAATCAAAGGTCACTATATTCCAATTGTTATGGAAGGTGTTGCCGATGAGTCTGTTAAAGAATTAGAAAAAAGAAAGTATTACATCGCCAATTATACCTTTATTATGAAAGGTCTGTTAATAGATGAAGCCGAATTTAAAGTGTCACCCGCAATTACAAGACAAGTGTCTTTATTTGAAACTGAAACTAGAACTTCTTCTAAACGAGTTAAAATAGAACCACCAAGACCTGACAATTTTGATTTAGATTTATTGTTTGTTGCAGGAAACAATCAATTAACTGAAACATTTAGATACACCGTAGATTTAAAAGTTACTGAAATTGAAAACATAAGTTCTTATGACATCTATTTAAATTCAAACTATGTAGGTAGTGGTTTAACAACAATACAAATAAATGATGGGGACACTTTTTTAATCGTTGTGACCAAATCAAATTTAATTTTAGAATCTAAAATAAAAACAGTAGCTTATTTGGTTTAACTACTCTCCGTAGATATCTTTTGTTTCTTTACAATTTTCCATAATTAACTTTTCTAAAAACTTGTAAATTTTTAAACCGTTTTTATCACAATATTTTTTTAACTGATTGTGTATTTCTGAATCAATTTTTAGGTTTTTTATTTTCTTAACAGGTTTTTTCATAGTAGGTAGAAAAAAGGCAGAATTTATTCTTACTCCCTAATAAATATTATAGGAATGTAAAGTTTTTTGTTATTTGGCGATGTATTTATATATAAAAAATAAATTTAAAATACTTTTATTGACATGGCATCATCTAATAAGGTTTTCGTTTCTCCAGGTGTTTACACATCAGAAAGAGACTTAACGTTTGTGGCTCAGAGTGTTGGTGTAACTACTTTAGGTGTAGTAGGTGAAACCCTACAAGGACCCGCATTTGAACCTATTTTTATAACAAATTTTGACGAGTTCCAAACTTATTTTGGAGGAACAAGTCCTGAAAAATTTGTTAATACACAAATTCCAAAATACGAATTGGCATATATCGCTAAATCTTACTTATCACAATCAAATCAATTATTTGTGACAAGAGTCTTAGGTTTATCGGGTTACGACGCTGGACCATCTTGGTCTATTGTAACAATAGGTAACGTTAATCCTGCAACTATACAAGCAACAGGAACAACAGGACCTGTTACTGTATTATTCTCAGGTAATACAGGTGGAACTGTAACATTATTGTCAGTCCCATCAACACTTAATGTTAATGGTAATTTTTATTTACCTTACACGGAATTTAATGGGGGAACCTCAACAATAGCATCAGATTTACAAACTTATATTTCCAGTCAAATAAATCTTTACTCTACAAGTGCCGCAACTTCAGGTTCAACTTCAGTATTCTGGGGGACAGTAACCGCATCAACATTTACTAGTACAACCGGTGTAACATTAAATGGTACTGGTGTAGTAACATCTTACAGTGAAAACTTTGGTGTTGGAAATATAACGGGAGCAACAGCATCATCATTAAGTGCTCAAACAGTAAATGACTCATGGTATTATGGGTTATTTAATTACTATCAAGGTACAAATGACGTTAACACATATTTTGGACAAGGTATGGGGGCAACTATGTCAACAATATCAGGTAGTTCATCAACAGGTGTATATTCAGGTTCAGTAAGTTTCTTTACTACATCTTATTCAGGGGCACCTTACACAACATACGATGATATGGTTGTTGCAACTTTAAGGTCAAGAGGGGTGTCTACATATAGTAGTACAATAAAAGGACCTTCCTATCAAGTATCAGGTTTAACTGACGTTACTATGAATTGTACGGGAGCTTACTCGGCAGTAACTAAAAACCCTTATGAAACATTCCAAATTAGTGGTGTGACATATGACGGTAATGATTTCTCTTTTGAAACTTCTATGTTATCAACATCTAAAAATTATTTACGTAATGTATTTGGAGCAACTAATTTTGGTAAAAACAGAACTGAAGTTCCTTTATTTATCGAAGAGACATATCCTGCACTTTTACAAACAGGATATAGAGCAGGTCAAATTAGAGGTTTATATTGTGAATTAGTTGATTTACCTGGTGTTAGATATTCACCAACTACAGAATCAATTGCATTCTATTTAGAACAATTCCAAACTCCAGAAACACCTTTTGTTGTATCTGAGTTAAGAGGTAATACAGTTTATAAATTATTTAAATTTGTTCTTATTTCTGACGGTAATTCTGCTAACACATACGTTAAACTTTCAATCGGAAATGTATCATTTGCTAATGGAACATTTGATGTGTTTGTAAGAGACTTTTTTGATAACGACCAAAATGTTAGAGTTTTAGAAAGTTTTACAAATTGTTCATTGGACCCAACTCAAAATAATTATGTTGCTAATAAAATTGGAACATCTAACGGTGAATATGAAGTTAAGTCTAAATATATAATGTTAGAAATGAGTGATGAAGCTCCTACAAACGCACTACCTTGTGGATTTGAGGGTTACATTATGAGACAATATGCTAACGCAACTCCACCATTTGTACCTTACAAAACTAAATACTTCACAGCAGGTGAAGTTATCTATAACCCACCATTTGGTTCGACGAGTGGAGGTGATAACCCAGTTATCTCAAGTGGTGAAAATAAAAGAAGAGCATACTTAGGTATATCTAATATATCAGGTTTTGACTACGACTTCTTCCAATACAAAGGAAAACAAATACCAAATAATATTGCTACTGATACAACAGGACCATCTTGGGGTTATTTAACTAAAGGATTCCACATGGATAGTGGGGCTACTGTTGTAACGGTATCAAGTTCATATGTAACTTCAGGTCAATCGGCATTTGAAGTAGGTGCGGGGTCATTTAATTCTGAACCTAGTGATAATACTAATCCATACTACAATTTAATTTCACGTAAATTTACTTTATTAGCATATGGTGGATTTGATGGTTGGGATATCTATAGAGAATATAGAACTAATAGTGACACATTCGCATTAGGTCAAACAGGATTTAAATTTGGGGCAGCAAGTTCAGTAACATTCCCAACAGCAACAGGATGGGGGGCGTTCAAACAAATTTCAGGACCTAACCAAGAAACTTGGGCTAATACTGACTACTACGCATACAAATGGGGTCAATCAACTTTTGCAAACCCTGAATCAACAAACATCAACGTATTTGCAACACCTGGTATTGATTATGTTAATAACTCAAACTTGGTTGAAGATGCTATTGATATGATTGAAACAGATAGAGCAGATTCAATTTACATCGCAACAACACCTGACTTTAATATGTTCTTACCATCTTACCAAGACATCTCTGAAGGTTTAATTTACCCACAAGAGGCGGTAGATAATTTAGATACAACAGGTATAGATTCAAATTACACAGCAACTTACTATCCTTGGATTTTAACAAGAGATACAGTTAATAACACACAAATTTATATTCCAGCAACTTCAGAAGTTGTTAGAAACTTAGCGTTAACTGATAACATAGCGTTCCCTTGGTTCGCATCAGCGGGTTACACAAGAGGTTTGGTAAATGCTATTAGAGCAAGACGTAAGTTGACACAAGAAGATAGAGATGTATTATACAAAGGTAGAATCAACCCAATCGCTACTTTCTCTGATGTAGGAACAGTAATTTGGGGTAACAAAACAATGCAAGTTAGAGAATCTGCACTTGACAGAATTAACGTAAGAAGATTGTTACTACAAGCACGTAAATTGATTTCAGCAGTGGCTATCAGATTGTTGTTCGAACAAAACGATAACAAAGTAAGACAAGACTTCTTGGATTCAGTTAACCCAATCTTAGACCAAATTAGAAGAGATAGAGGTTTGATTGACTTTAGAGTTCAAGTATCTAACACACCTGAAGATTTAGATTCAAATACATTGACAGGTAAAATCTTCTTGAAACCAACAAGAGCGTTAGAATACATCGACATCGAGTTTGTCATTACACCAACAGGAGCGTCTTTTGACAATATCTAAAAATAAAATGAGTGGGGGGTAGAAATATCCCCCATAAATTATTTAACACATAAAACTATGAAAATAGAAAAAAAATTAATCAAAGAATCTTTAGGATATAACACTAAAGGAAAACAAACATTTGCTGATAAAAAACAAAATATCATCATTACAGAATCACAATTAGAAAAACTTTTAGAAATACTTAAAAAATAATGAGAATTAAAAAAGTTATAGAAGATTTCATAAGAATCAAAAGATTGAATGAAGGGTTTAATGAAGAAGGTAACCCCGACACGAAATACTATGCATTTGATTGGGATGATAATATAATGTTTATGCCGACATCAATCATGGTTCTTAGTGAAAACGACGAAGAAGTTCCGATGTCTACTGAAGACTTTGCAGACCACAGACACCAAATAGGAAAAGAACCTTTTAGTTATAAGGGGACTACTGTTGTAGATTTTCCACCAGACCCATTTAGAAATTTTGGAGTTAAAGGTGATAAGAGATTCGTATTGGATGCAATGGTTGCATCTGTTGGACCTTCTTGGAATGATTTTGTTGAGTGCATTAATGGGGGTTCCATTTTTTCAATCATCACAGCAAGAGGTCACAACCCAAAGACTTTAAAAGAAGGTGTTTATAATTTAATAATGGCTAATAAGAATGGTCTTAATAGTAGAACATTGGCAGAAAACCTTTATAGATATAGAAATATCGGTAATGAAGTTACTGGTGAAAACAAAGCGAAAGCACTGACACCAAAAGAATTACGTGAGTATTTGGACCTTTGTAGATTTTATCCTGTGTCTTTCGGTGAGGGGTCTGCGACTAATCCTGAAGAGGGGAAAATCAAAGCGATGAGGGAGTTTATATCTTATTGTAAAGAAATGGCTCAAGAAATAGGTGAAAAAGCATTCTTCAAAAATGATGTGGAAAACAATGAAATACTACCTATTATTGGTTTTTCTGATGACGACCCTAGAAATATAGATAAGATGAAAGAATTTTTAGATGATGAAGATACTGAAAAACTAGTAAAAACTTATTTAACTAAAGGAGGAGAAAAAAAGGAAATCTAGAAATACTTATAATGCAACGATAATTTTTAAAAATAACAAAGTAAATAGAAAAAAATTTAGTTGGATATATTTATAATAAAAATAAAAGAAACAAAAAAATAGATAGACATGGCTGATTTGTTAATGAAAATGCCCTTTCAGTATGAACCAAAAAGAAAAAATAGGTTCATCATAACTTTCCCATCTTCTTTGGGAATTAACTCTTGGTATGTTGAAAGTTCTTCAAGACCAAAGATTGAAATTAAAGAAGTTGCAATTCCGTTTTTGAATACTGAAACATATGTTGCAGGTCAATTCAAATGGGGTTCAATAGATGTTACATTCCGTGACCCAATCGGACCTTCAGCATCACAAGCACTTATGGAATGGGTTCGTTTACATGCAGAATCAGTTACAGGTCGTATGGGATATGCTGCAGGTTATAAAAAAGACATTGACCTTGAAATGTTGGACCCAACTGGTGTAGCGGTTGAAAAATGGATTTTACAAGGATGTTTCTTAACAAATGTCGACTTTGACTCATTAGGATATAGTGAAGATGGTTTAATTACTGTTAAAGCAACACTAAGACCTGATAGATGTATCTTAGTATACTAAAAACATTATAAAATATTATTTAATCCCATCTATTTTAGGTGGGATTTTTTATTTACATAAACTAAAGTCAAGTTATTTTTAAAGAAAAAAATTATGGACCAAAGTGCACAGTACGGACAAATGGATTTCAACCTCCCACATGATGTGGTAAAATTACCTAGTGGTGGTGTTTTCTATAAACCAAAAAAAGACAGTTTAAAAGTTGGATACTTAACTGCTTCCGACGAGAATATTTTATTATCACAAAATACACCAAAAGAAGGATTAATTACACACTTATTAAGACATAAAATCTATGAACCTGGATTTGACGTTAAACAATTATTGGATGTAGATGTTCAGGCGATTCTTATATTCTTAAGAAATACGTCGTTTGGTCCTGAATATCATTTTAATGTTAAAGACCCTGCAACAGGAATTAATTTTGAAACACAAATTCTTTTAGATGAAATTAATTTTGTTAAACCAATAAATGAAGTAAACGAAGAAGGTTTATTTGAAACTGTTTTACCAAATACAAAGGCAAAAGTTTCCTGTAAAATTTTAAGCGTGTCTGAAATAAATGAAATTGAAGAGTCATTAAAAAATTATCCAACACATATGACGGCTCCCATTATCACAAAAAAATTGGAATCACATGTTGTTAAATTAAACGGTGAAAATGATAAATCAAAAATATCACATTTTATAAATAAAATGCCAATTGCCGATTCTAAATATTTAAGAAAATTTATTAGAGATTGTGAACCGCAATTAGATTTAAACCGAACTATTACAGCCCCGTCAGGAGAAAAAGTTACATTGGATGTGACTTTTGGGGTTGAGTTTTTTCGGCCTTTCTTTGGAATATAAAAAAGTTTTAATGGATGAATTTTTTTATTTAATAAAATATGCCGGATTTTCGTATTCAGATTTATTGAACGTCCCCACATATGAAAGAAAGTATTTTATCAATAAACTTATTGAGTCTAATACTCAAAAATAGAAAAATTCATATTTATTAATAAAAAACTATGCTTTTAACTAACGGTACCGGAACAGGAGCTGCGGACACTACGGGTTCACAAGCAGAATCATCATATGGTTCGTTAGAAAAAAGTTTAAAAGCCATCACGGCTAATATTGCAAGTGTCGATGCATTAAAAACATCATTTCAAAGTATTGAAAAAACTATTATTGGTATTGCCGATAGTAGTTTGGCACTACAAAGAAATATGGGAGGTGTTGTATCAAACACCTACGATTTCCAAAAAAGACTTCAAAGTGCATACAAAGATACATTAAGTATTGGTGCTAGTTTTCAAGATGCAACTGATGCTGTTGCCGGTCTTGCTGACGGTATGGGTAAAATTGTAAGTCCATCGGCTGAGACAGTTAAAAACATGATTGTGTTATCAAAAGTAACGGGAATGTCAACAAAAGAAATCGGTACTATGGTTGCAACTATGGTTAGGTTTGGAGGAACACAAAAAGAGGCTGTTGAAAAAATTAGTAAAATGGGTCAAGAAGCGAGACGAGCGGGACTTGATGGTCAAAAATTTATTACAGCAATAGGTAAAGATTATAATAAAATTAGTGGTTTTGGTTTTAAAAGTGGAGTTGATGGTTTGAAAAAGATGGTCGAACAATCAATGACCTTAAGAACTAATGTCGAATCGATTGGGGCATTAAAATTACAAGAAAGTGTTTTGGACCCTGAGGGAGCAATTCAAGCAGCCGCTAATTTTCAAATGTTAGGTGGTGCCGTTGGTAAATTAGGAGACCCATTCCAATTATTATATATGGCCCAAACTAATGTTGAAGGATTACAAGATGAGTTAGTTAAATCTGCAAAATCTGCGGCGATGTTTAATAAAGAGACGGGACAATTTGATGTATCAACTCAAGATATGTATAGATTAAGAGAACAGGCAAAAATTACCGGAGCAAATTTAGAAGATTTAGTAAATACAGGAAGGGAAGCCGCTAAATTAGATTATATAAAAGAAAAATTTAATTTAGATGGGTTACCGGAAGACCAACAAAAATTAATCTCACAATTGGCAACTGTTGGTAAAGATGGTAAACTTACTGTCGACATACCTGGTTTTGGTGAAATTGAAGCAACCGATGAACAACAATTAAAACTTGCGTTGTCAAATAAAGATGCACAATCCGCTCTTGCGGAATACCAAAAAAATGCGACATTATCCGATAGAAAAATCGCAGAACAAACTTTAACGGTACAAGAACGTCAACAAATCACAACAAATGAGATAAAAAACGCTGTATTATCTATGATGAGCGATACCCAACTTGAAACTTTTACGCAAAAAACACAAGAAACAAATAAATTATTACAAGAAAAAGTTACAGAACAAAGTCAAAATATTGCAAAAAATTTAACTGGAACATATACTAACGTAGCTGAAGCTCAAACTGCCACAGTCAATGCGTTAACTGTTAGTCTTCCGGCTGCTATACAACAAGTTATTGATGGTGGAGGAATAACAGGACCAATTTCCACATCAAATCAAACTGCAATCCAAGGTCAAGACATGATTTTTACACCAAATGATGCTCCACAATTACTTGCAAAGGGTAAGATATATGAAGGTATTGTTGGTGATGAAATTGCGATTGGGACTAATTTAACAGATGCACTTAATAAAGGTGGCGGAGGTATTGGTGGTAAAATAGATATCAATATTAATTTAACAGGGTCTATTGGTGGAGACCCGGGACAGTTATCTAAAATGTTTAATTCACCACAAGTTCAAAAACAAATAATGGATACGGTTCTTTATAAACTTAATGATTATAAGAGACAACAAGGTGTTATATCCTAAAAAAATCTAAAACAATCTATTTATCATAAAAAGACTGAATGGAGAGTCCACTATCATTTAATTCAAGTGAAAATTTTAGAAAAAAACTGTTGGTGCGAAATCTTCCACCATACAAGATAGAGAATGCTTTTTCGCAAGATGGAAAACCTGGTTCTAATGAATTCAATATAAATGATTTAGTACCAATAGATTCCCCAAGTGTTGAACAAATAGGAAACCAACAAGAAAAAGTTTTATTACCGATTAATCAATATGGACCACAAACGGTTACAAATGATTATGGAGACGTAGTTCCAATTAATAATAATAAAAATTATAAATCAAATGAAGGTGAATATGGTTATCCTGATTCAATTGGAAGTGATTTAGAAGTAATTGGAAACAATACCGAAAAACAAATTATTATTAAAAATGTTTATAGACCCGAAAACGGATTATCTGATTTTGGTTCAACTGCATGGTATATAAATAACGATAAAGTAATTAGTACTATTGGTGAAGGTGAGTATACAGTTCAAGATACTGTTGGGGGTAGTTTAGAAACTACTGCCAATTTAGATAGACCTTCATTGATATCTAATAACCAATATGGTCCTGAGATACAAACAAACACTCAAGTACCAATCAACAATAATCTTCAATCAAATCCAAATGAGGGGGAATATGGTTATCCTGATACGGTAAATAGTCAATTAGAAACTAAAGGTGAAACTGATAGACCGGTATTATTTGCTATAAACCAATATGGTCCCGATAATCAACCAAACACATCGGTAGTAATTAACCAAAATTTACAAACAAATTCAAATGAGGGTGAATATGGTTATCCCGATACTGTGGATAGTCAGTTGGAAATGGTTGGTGTCGATGAAAGAAAACCAAACTTTTTACAAAATCCATGGGGTCCCGAAGGAAGTCAAAGTACGACTGAAGTTGACCCTTATAGAAAACAAAAAAATTTAATAATACCACAAGGAAATTATTTAGATGAAACCGATACGTATGGTAATGAATTAGAGTTTGTAAGTGGAGTAAAAGAAACACAAGCATACCTATCTAACAAATATGCAACAGGAGACGGTGAATATGACCCTACTGAGTTTAAAACACTCCAAACAGTAGCTTTACAATTACCTTATGCTAATTCAGATAATACATTTATATTCTTACCTTCAACATATACACCATATAGTATATTATTAAGTGATAACCCTTCAGGGTCTGATGGTTCATTAACACAAGATTCTGATTTGGCAAATATTGGTGCTAAAACATTAAATAAAGAGTTCAAACATAGAGTTGCGTTAGAACTGTACCAGCAGACGTTAGGTCAAATAAATTTATTTAGTGGTAACGTTAATCCTGAAACAGGTGAAATATCGGCAAAACCAAACACAGACCCATTTAACGCGATTGGATTACTTACGGGTAATGTTCCTGTAATTGCAAGAAAATATAATATTACAACTCCTGACTTTTTATTTGGTCAAGGTATTAATTTTGCAGCAAAACTTGCGGGTCTTTATTCACCTTATTCATATATACCTGGTGAAATTTTTGACTACCCTGACCCGATAGGTAATGGCCCATATGAAAATCCATTATCTTTAATTGGAGGGGCTTTAGGTTCTTTGTTTAGCGCATTACAACCTGCAAATCAATCTTCATCGGAATTACTTGTTGAATACACATCAATAGCAACAAGAAAACTTCTTTATGACCAGTTAAGATATAACCCATATAGACCAAATTATAAAATTGGAACCAACCTACTTGCACCTCCGGGGGTGTTCTATATTGGTGATAGAAAAAATCATCTAATAGAATTAGTATCGCCGGCATCAGAATTACCATATGCAAAAGACGGAAAAACCTCAGCAATGGGACCTGTTTTATCTTACTCAAGCATAGGTAAACTGTATGAAGGGGACCAATTAAATGAAACTCAATTTGGTTTAAATAGTAGAAACTTCTATGGTGCGGGGGCAAATAAAGATGGGGTAAAATGGATTGGTGCGAATATTTTTGGAGGTTTAACTTGGACGGGTAGTAAAAGTCCTGAAAAGGATAATAATCCCGGTGTTGGTAAATTAGTAGGTCGAGGAGGTGAGCAATTTGAAGATAATAGTGAATTTAATTTTGGTAGTTTAGTTGGATTTGATAGTAGTAAATCAACTAGTAAGAGTTTTACTCCAGGTTCTATTTTAGACGTTACCCAAAAATTAGTAGATGCTGGACAAAGAAGTACTGCGCCTTTGGAACATGTTGGTACTGCAATCAATCAAGTATCAAAAGTGTTCAATGACGGTTATCAAGAATTAACAAAAGGCTCAAGAGTTGTAAGATATACTACACCAAATTCTAAACCACAAGGAACTAACACACCACAAGGTTATGAATATTGTAGGGTTTTTACAAAAGATAGACCATACTACACTTACGACGAACTTCAAAAACGTGATGGAAACATTAGAGGTTATGGAAATTCAGTTTTAGATAATACTTGGAATTTAAATATTGCTCCTGTTGACGGGTATAGTATCAAAGATGGTCGTGTAAAAAAATACATGTTATCACTAGAAAACTTAGCATGGAGGTCATCGAATAAAAAAGATTTTACTTATGATGATTTACCTGCTTGTGAAAAAGGACCTAATGGTGGTAGGATTATGTGGTTCCCACCTTATGATTTATCATTTAGTGAAAATATTTCCACAGGGTGGAAAGATAATACGTTTTTAGGTAGAACTGAACCTATATATACGTACAGTAATTCAACAAGAAAAGGTAATATAAGTTTTAAAATAATTGTTGACCACCCATCAATAATGAATTTATTGGTTGAAAAAGAGTTAGCAAACGTTTCAAATAACGGAGAAATTACTCAAATTATTGATTCTTTTTATGCTGGATGTACAAAATACGATTTATGGGATTTAGTGACTAAATTCCCTATGTTTACGCCAAATGATATTTTCCAAGCTCAAATATTAACAACTGAAGATATTGTAACAGTTGTTGAAGAAAATAATTTTTCAGTAATTGAGCAAGAATATGATATTAACACCACAATTACAACAACAGTTGTTGATGATTGTATAGTGTATGATTATAATGTTGGTGCATCATCAGGAGCTACTTTAAATTACACTGGTTGTGGTGAAACAACGGCAACTGTAACAGTTTTAACTTCAGGTAAAACAGGAAGTTTTTGTTCTGTTACTAAATCAAAACCATTCTTTCAAATAAGTGATACATTAAATACCTTAAAACCAACAGGTAAGACGTGTAAAAAATCCACAACATCAACAAGCACCACAGTTGAAACTGAAAAACCAAAAGATTTAAAAGTAGAATATAAAGATTTGGCATTTTATTTTGATAATAATTTTCCAGATGGAACAAATAATAAAGATGGAGTAACTACCACCCAAGATTATAAGCATTGGTATGATTTATACATTAATAAAGAAAATACTTACATTAGTAACGCTTTAAATAAAGTAATAACATACGGTGATACTGATAGAAAAGATGTGACATCATTTGTTACAGGAAATACGTTAAGTGTGCAAGGTAAAATCGAGTATTTAAGTGATTTTATTGAAACAAGAAAAGAAAATATTACAACATTTTTTAAATATATAAAAGATAACTATTCATTACTGGAGAAATTTGTACAGGATATCGGTAAACTATTAGATGAAGGGAAAGACGTTTCATTTGGATTAGAAGCGAGCGCATCTTCTGTTAACCAATCTGAACTTAATTATAACTTAAATTTATCAAAAAGAAGAGGAGATAGTGTTTTACAATGGTTATATAAACAAAAAACACCATCAGGTAAATTATTCAACGACTTCAAAGGAAATAAATTAAAAATTACTGAATCATACCAAGGTAATGACCCCATAATAATGGATAAAGATTACCAATTCATTGATTGTAAAAAAGGATTTATTAATAAACAACAAGAAGGTACCGTTTCGGTAAATGCTATGGCTTGCCGTAGAACAAAAATTACAAAATTATCACCAGGTGAAAATATATCACAAACACAAAACCCACCTGTAGAAACATCTAACACACAAACTAATCAAGAATTATCAGGACAAGGTTATGAAGTGACGGGTGACGTACAAGTGACAACCACTGCAAATGACGGTACATCAACATCACCAAGTGCTGCAACTGACATTAGAGTACAACCAACCGAAAATTCAACACCTGTCTCAAATACTCCACCTAACACAAGGGAACAAGAAGTACAAACACAACAATTACAACAAAGAAAAGATATTACAAAAAGGTTGGCGAGAAAATTACTTACAGAGTGTAACTATTTTGAATATATAAAACAAACAGACCCAATGGTTTATGATGGTATTAAATCTAAAATTAAAGGGTTTCATCCGGCTTTCCATTCAATAACACCTGAAGGTCTTAACGCTAGATTAGTATTCTTACAACAATGTATGAGACCTGGAGATACAATACCTACGGTTTCTCAAGACGGAAGTCTTTTATATAATGATGTGACGAATAGTGCGTTTGGTGCACCACCTATTTGTGTTTTAAGAGTTGGTGATTTTTTCCATACAAAAGTTGCTATTGATTCAATCAGTTTAAAATATGAAGATGGTAGATTTGACTTAAATCCTGAAGGTATAGGTATACAACCAATGATTGCGAGTGTTGATATTAGTTTCGCGTTTATTGGGGCTCATGGTTTAGCGGGTCCTGTTGCGAAATTACAAAACGCTTTATCATTTAATTATTATGCAAATACAGAAATGTATGATGAAAGGGCTGAAGTAACTGACAATATAGATTTAAGTACTTACAATGCTCAAATTTTAAGTCAAGTTAGAGATGAACTAAATGTTGTCGATACAAAGGCACCGAGACCTGAAATTAATAATGGCGGTGTTACTATTGGTAAAACGTTAACAAATGTTTTAAATATAGATACAACACAAACTACGGGTACTATTGAATATAAAGATGTAATGACAGAATTTGTAAACACATCTAAATCGTATTTTGAAACTACAACAGCTACTTTATCTAAAGTAAATGATGAGTTTTTACTTGGAGGTCTTCAGATACTTACAAAAGATAGAAAATATACTGAAGGTTATTTTAATAGTTTAGGTGGTAATCTATCAAATACTGCAAATATCTTTGGTTACTCAGACTCATTCCAAACAAAAATTGAAAATTTGGCAACTCAAACTAAAAATGATGTTGATACAGACTTATGTCCATTATTGGCCGGTTTAAATAATGAACCATTCATTGACGTACAAATACGAAAGATTAAAAGACAAATTAAAATTGAAATTGATAACAGAGCACAAGTTATGGCGTATGAGTTACAAGGATATTCAGACCAAATATCCGATAACGAATTAAAACTTGTAAGTTTAATAGATAAAATTAATTATGTTTCTAATTCGCATGACGGGTTTATTAAAAAGAATAATTCTGTAGTTGTGTATAATGTATCAGGAACAACACAGGTAACCCCACCAACGAATGTGGTTGATACATTACAAGAATTAATTCAAGATTCTTACCTCATCAAAGATGATTTAAATACTTACTACCAAAAATTACAAGACTTTGGGTTAATACCGACAGGGGTATATGATTATAGTGAAAATTATACACAAGACATGTATTTACCAAATAATAATACAACACAAAATGAAACGAGATTTTTTATGATGTTTGGTAAACCAATATGTGATGACCCGGATAAATTTGTTGATATTATTATAAAAGAAGCGTTACCAAATGCTAACTCGGAAGACACGGGTAAATGGAAAACATTCTTTGATAATAAATTAAAATCACCTGAAACAGGACTTCAACCTATTTATTTGACTTCTAAAACAATAGTTGATAAAAAAATAGAGGATTTTAAAACTGAATATTTTAATTCTACATTTACAAATTATAAGCCTTATAATGTAGATAAGCAAAGATTAATGTGGTATGAATCTCAAGTACCTGCAACGTCTCCATATGATAGAGATTTAATAAACATTTACTCTAGTAGAAACTCATCAGGTGATAAATTTAACTTGAAAAAAAATTTTAATTAATGGATTACTATAATAGATATAAAGATTTTTTAATTAATGGTCAACAAACTGTTGTACCGTTTTTAACTATACCATCAAGGGTAAGTGACCAACAATATCTTTATAGAACCGGTAAGAGTAGATTAGACAAAATAAGTTTTGAAAAATATGGAACCCCATATTTTGGATGGTTAATTTTGGCGGCAAACCCAATGTATGGTGGTCTCGAACAAAACATACCAGACGGAACAATTTTAATTATACCTTATCCATTAACTGCATCACTCCAAGATTATAAAGCAGCATTAGACACACATATATTCTATTATGGCCGTTAGACAAAAACAAAATAAAAAAATATTCATTGAAACTGAATATGATAATATAGTTGTTGTTAATCCTAATGAAGTCTATAATTCAGAAGGAAGAAATGAAGAACGTTTAGTTGACCACGAAGATTTGGTTTATTATGCTAACTTAGAAACTTTTATTATACCTAGAACAAAATTAGCGATAGGTCAAAGTTTTACTGACCCCGTTTTTAATACAACAACAATTGCTAATTTATTTCAAGGGGACGAAGATTTAAAAATTAATTTTTTAAAACCACGAGGTAAATCTGATTTTGACACTAGTTGGTCCAATCAATTAACAGGTGAGGGGTCAAGACAAGGTGTCGGTATTAATCAAAACAAAGAAAAAGTTGTAAATGTTGATGGTAGAAAAACATTTGAACGTTCTGTTGGAAATTATGAAGATACACAATTATTAGGAATTAAATCAATTAAGGTTAATATAAAAGGAACTGGGGTTCCTGAAGTTAACATCGAACTTGTAGATATACAAGGAAGGTCATTATTTGAACAAGGTGAAAATTCTTTATATTCCGCATTTTTTAATTTTCCATATCCATTATTTTATTTAACACTTAAAGGTTACTATGGGAAGGCGGTTAAATATAGATTATCACTTATGTCGTTTAACGCGTCGTTTGATGCTGATAGTGGAAATTATAACATATCATTAAAGTTAATTGGTAAATTTACCGCATTACTTTTTGATACCCCATTAGCGTATGCAGTTAACGCTCCAAAAATGTATAACACACAGATAACTGTAACAGAACCTAATGGTAACAAAAGTTTTTTTAATACATATAAAGGTAGACAGAAGTTAGATGAGGTTTATAAAATCTATAAAAGAAAAGGATTACTACCTGAAACGTTCCCACATTTATCGATAGAGGACTTTGTACTTAAAGTTCAAAATTATAAGGTTGCGTTAAAGGCTGATTTGACAAAGCAAGAGGATTTTACAAAGTTAAATGATTTACAAGATTTTTCTGAAAATTTAAATAAACTTAATAAAGAAGTTTATGAGTATGCTTTATCCACTGTATGTGATAGAAATAGTTTTTATGTTGCTGGAGGTGAAATATATTACCCTTTTAGAAAAGAAATTACATTTCAATCAAGAGAGGATTTTAAAACCAAAATAAAGGCTAGAATTGAAAATTATACTAATAATTTAAAAACTAACGCGTCTTTTGGTGAAGTATCTAATGCTAAATATCAAATTAATAATTTAATAAAAAACGAAAAAGATATAATAAAAAAATTAGATTTTAGTGTTTGGCAAAGTAATCAAACGGATGTGAGAGATACCTATAGAGCAAGATATGGGACCGAACTTTCAACTACCAATAGTGATGAATACCGTAAATTTTTAAGTAATGTTCAACTTAATGCGATTACAGAATCTAAAGTTAAAAACGAAAATGGGGAGTGGGTTGAAGAAAGTCCTGATTATTTAGTTTTCGGTGACAAGTCTATTGGTGACGGGACATATGTTAAAAATTCATATTTAGATAAATTAGACTCAATGAGAAAAAGTTTAGAAGCTAAACAAAAAGTCATTGAAGATGAATTAACTAAATTTTATGCACAACAACAATTAAAAAGTCCGGCGTCAGGTGGTTTAGGTTTTAAACCAACAATAAGAAATATTTTTGCAATTATATTGGCGGGAGCTGATGCGTTTTATCGTTTAATGGATGAGACTCATACTGAGGCTTGGAATGTAAAATCTAATAAAAATAGATTGTTAGCGGTTATTCCTGAAAATAAAAACTTTTCAGTTGACGCTCAAAAAGCATTACAAAAATCAAGCACGGAATTAAATAATGATAATGTTGTTTATCCATGGCCTCTTTATTTTACATTAGAAAAACAGGATAATAATGCAGAGTTATACGTTATCCAATACCCTGGAGATGCTAAATACATTCAACAGACAAATGCATATGATTATACTATATGGCCTGAAGTTGGTTTTGTTGAAGCATACATAAAGGCTAGTTTAGAAAAAGAAAAACCAACAAGTAATTATTCATATGATAATCCTTCAGACGTTACAAAATATGTACCGTCAAGTACTATTGAGTTTCCTTTTAAACAAGCCCCATACCAAGATTTAAACGCTATTAAAATATTCTATGAATTATTTGAAAGAAGTTTTATTAGTTCACATTACAGTAATATACCGACGGATGCGGCAACTAAAAATCAAGTTGACAAATTTTTTGGTGATATAGAAAGTTTAAATTTAAGTTTAATTGCCCCTGAAGATATTAGTATAAATCAAACATTAAAAACTTCTAAATTCACTTTATCTAAGTTAGTAGATTATATGAAATCTATTTCAAACGATGGACAAGGTGAGAGTTGGCAAAGATATATAAGAGATTATTATAACACTGAATATTTGATTAATGAGTTAAAAAATGATAATGAAATATATTCTATAGATACAATATCGTCAGAATCTAAAAAAATATCAGCAGATTTACCTTTAGTAAAAAATGTAAAAGAATTTTTAAAAGATAGTCAAACTTCAGAAAAAAACACATTAGACACATATCCATTTACTGATTTAACTTGGTTAAAAGAAAATATGTCTAATGGAGAATCGATTGGTTCTTATGAAGATTATAATGATACAACAAAGACATATTCTTTTATTGAGGATAAAAAATTAATTGGTAGGGTTGCAACTTCTGAAATTTATAGTAATATAAAACTTTTTACAAATAATACGGTTTTTAATACTATTTCACAAGCTTATCTTTCTAATGAAACATCTGAAGAACCAACAACCGTTAATTCAAGATTATCGTTAAAAAACTATTTTGAAAATAGACAATCAAAAAATTTATATTTAACAGAATCATATATAAATTACGGAAATAGTTACAGTGGAAATTTAGGGACATTTATTCAGACAACATCTTTATTGAATACCCCTTATTTTGTTAACTCAATAATAGATGGTGTTAACAAACAAAAGACATTCAAAAAAAATCCGTTTGTTGCGTTAGGGTATTTGTTTTTAAATTCGTTACCACTTATCACTACAAAAGAAAAAATCAAAGATTTTACGGACGACCAAACATTAACCGATTTAGATTACTTAGCGTCAACTTTAAATAAGTTTTCGGCAATACATCAAGTTCCTTATGCGTGGGTTTTAAAATACGGCTCAATTTGGCATAGATATAAAAATTATATAGAAAATAAAATAGATATTTTAGATGATGTTTGGAAAGATTTTGATTATAAAACCGCTTACGACCCAACATCTGGTGCAACATATAGAGACTACACTGTTTTAAATTATAGTGGACAACCATATACTTTTAGTTTACAAAAAGTTGAACTTAATTTCCCACCAGGGTTCCCTTTAATAAATGTCCCAACAGATAGAATTGATTTATTTAATCTTGGATTTTATCCTCAGGTAATTAATTCCATTGAATATTATGTTAATGGTAAAGATTTAATAACGGGTTATACTAATTCTAATTATACGGGTATCTTTCAAACAACGGGACTTCGTATTGGAATAAACAGTAATGCATCTTACTCATTCCCAAAAGGATTTGATACTAATAATTCAATTAGGTCTTTATCTAAAAATAATTTATATGTTTATAGGGAAGTTCCAAATACAACAGGGGCGGCTCAACCTAAAAAAATTATCATGTACCCGTCAACCGGAGGAATTCCATTTGACCAATCTATATTTGAATGTTTTAACGAAGATAATAAAATTACTGAAGATATATACGATAACAAATCTATGTATAATGGTTCAGTTAGACCTGTATGGGGTATGTCAAATTTTGGATATTTTAATAATAGTCTAATTAAAAAACCATTACCAACTGAATACCTTAAAGTAATAAAAACAAATCAGTCATTACAAAATGATTTTGATTTGGTAAATAACCAATCCACTTACTCTAAAATAGATGAAATATTTAATGTATTCGATATCGAACTATTAGATAAGATGGAACAAAAGTTTTTAACTTTTTGCAGTTTAACACCAAACGCTAAAGATTTAATTTTAAATGATGAGGTTATTACTAGTACATATACAAACCCTGGTGGTTTAACAAATGCTAATTTAAAATTATTAAAAGGGCAAGTGTCTAAAATTTTTAGTTTCCAAGACGCAACTTTCAACCAAGTTAATGAAAGTGTTGATGGAAACGAATTAGGGGTTAGTCAATTAAATAGTATATATTCAACACTAAAAGAGTTTTTAAATTTTGATTGTGTGTTAAAAGTTGGAAACCCAACAAAATATGATAGAAAATTGTTTGATTCTTTTTCTAACTTACAACAATTCCAAGTTACTGATAAATATACTTTTAATCCTTATCAGACAACAAGTTTACCTGGTGACAGTTCTACCGTAACTTTAATTGATAGTATTACTAAAAATACAGATGCTTGGAAAGCCTTAAGAAAATACTTAGGGTTCTCAACTATTGAAAATATTGATTACCCAACACAAGTTGACCCCGCGTTTCCATCATATATTGCGACCATACCAACTACAAATACACCATCAATACAAATAAAATTTATAGGTGATTCCTCAACAATATTTACGCCAGGAACCACTCAAGGTGAATATATAAATCTTACAAAAACAAACGGACAATATCAGGTATATCAAATAGTTGGAGACCCAAATCCAACTACAACAACTAAAGTAAAAAAGATTACATTTTATCAACCAAACACAAATATTGAGGATACTACTAATTCAGTAACATCATCATACTCTATTACAAATCTATCATCTGTTTGTACAATACAAAATAACGCACCATCAAATTATACGATGGTAGTTGAGTATTACCCAAGTGGGTTTACAAATAATAAAATTGATTTAGTTGCTAATGTTTCTACATCACCTCAAAATACACAAACAACAACACAACCAACAACTTTTGTACCGATACATCAAGCATTACCTAATACTGAAAAATCATTAGTTGCTGATTTCTTCATAGATAATAACATTGATTTTACAAAAACTAACATAGAATTACTTTATCCATTGATTAGGTTGTACACAGAACTAAAAAGAACAGATTCAAGTTTTAATAAAAATAAATTCACAACATACATTAACAATTTTCTGTCAGATAGATATGACTTACAAGACAAAATGGTTAATGAAACGTTTAGTAATCTTAATATAATTTTAAAAAATATTGAAGTAGATAACGGATTACCAAAAACCGCAATGAACGGAGATACGACAAAACTTTCATTATATAATACTTTAAAAACATTTAATGACAAATGGATTGCTGGGTCTGATTTAAAAAGTATTACGTTATTTGAAGACTTCCTTTTTATGGATAGAGCCAATTCTGACTTGGGTAATAGTTATACGGTTGATGTCGAAAAAGTTATTAACAGAATCAATTTAGAAAAGGGTCTAGACCAAAGTTTAATGTCGTTGATAAGTGCAATTTTAGAAGATAATTATTTCATTTTTATGGCGATGCCGTCTTATGTAAATTTTTATGGTATACAAGAAGCATTAAAAAAGGGCGAACCATTAGAAGATAGTGAAATCGGTAATTCACTTTTTGGAACTTATCTTGAAGTTGATTATACTAAATCAAGTCCTAAGTTTTTATGTTTATATGTTGGAAATCCATCTGAATATCCAAAACCTAAAGAGAACACATTTAACAGATTTGGAGATGATAGTTTCGATTTAAGAACGCCAGATAATCAATTAAGAAGGTCTGACCCTAAGGCAAATTATTCGTTAAACAATAAAGTTGTTGGTTTTGCTGTTGATTTTGGAATAAGAAACCAAAACATATTTAAAAGTTTAAATTTAGATATGTCTGAAATGAAAAACACTGCAGAATCTTTTAGAGTGTTTGCGGACATGGGTAGTTCGGTTGCTGGTGATAAAGTTGGACAACAATCACAATCTTTATATAGTATATACAAATCGAGGTCATATACTTGTGGGGTTACATCTATGGGTAATGCGATGATACAACCAACAATGTATTTTTTATTAAGACATGTCCCAATGTTCTATGGACCTTATTGGATAACTGAAGTTAATCATAATATTTCTGAAAATGGTTTTGATACTGACTTTAAAGGAACTAGAATACCAAAATATTCATTACCTCAAGTTGATAATCTTTTGGCTTCGGTTAATAAAGACGTTTTAAGTGAAATAAAGGCAATTGCAGCCAAAGACAAAGTTCCTAAAACACCGGAGGTTTTGGAGTTGGAAAAACAATTAAGTAATAATCCATCCATTACAACACTTGCAAGTCCTCAAAATAAATGTACAGATATTAGTGCTCAATTTACATCAATTCCTTTTGTTGATTTAGTACAAACTACATTTACTGTGGACGAAGTAGTCCCAATTATTAAAACAGTTACTAATGACGTTATTATGCAAGGATTACTTCTTGGGTTATTACAAGTAATGCCAAATACAACTTTAAATAATGAAGTGTTTAATTGTATAAATAATAACCCATATGAAGTTAGCACTGCAAATGTCTTCAAAGGGAATTTACCTAGTTTGATAACAGCACAGTCTTGTGTGTTAATGAGTAATGATAAGTCAAAAACGTTAGTTAAATTTGACACTTTACAAAAATCTATTGAGTTTGTTAATTCGTTTATGACTGAATTAATTAAATTAGTACCACAACTTGTTGCTATAAATCCTGACACCGATTTAAATAGAAGTTACGGAAAGGCACTTTTTCAATTGGCATTTACTACTTGGTTAACACCTTTAGCGTTTGGACCACCACAATTAACTGAAGTTGAAATTAGGGATAAAACAAAGGCTGCGTTTACTGATAAAGACGGAAATATTTTACCAGCATACCAAAGTTCGGTTGAAATATTTACCAAAGCATATGAACTAGCCAACAATTAACAATAACGATATATTTATATATAAAACAAATTATGGATATGAAAGGACTTTTAGACGATTATCTTAAAAAAGATACAAGAATTACAAAAAGAGATAGTGGTAACGGTTACCAAGAAGTTTGTGATTTAGATACAGGAGATTGTTATACTATTAGAATGAAAGATGGTCTAATAGAAAGAGTTGACAATACTCTTAAAACAAATAGAACATTAAAAGTTGAAACACCACAAGGTGTTAAAACATTACTAAACGGGTAAAGAATAATCAAAATGAATATAGAAAAAAAAATATTAGAAGAGTTAAAAAGATTTAATCAAATTAATTCTTATATATTAAATGAACAAGCGGAAGTTCCGGCACCCGAAGGAGACGTTCCACCGGCACCTGACGCAGCACCACCGGCAGGAGATGTTCCACCGGCACCTGACGCGGCAGCACCCGCGGGAGATGCTGTACCAGCAGGAGACGCGGCACCAGCTGGTGATGCGATTCCTGAACCTGTTGATGTTGAAAATGACCCTGATGTAGAAGAAGTTGGTGCTGAAAAACCGGAAGATGTGGAGTCAGAAGAAATTGATATTACTGACCTTGTAACATCACAACAAGAAATCCAACAAAAACAAGATGAGTTTATGGATAATATGTTTTCTAAATTAGACGACTTATCATCAAAATTAGAAAACATGGACCAAATCATGACTAAGATAAATGACTTAGAAGCTAAATTTGATAAGTATAGAGAGAAAACACCCGAAGAGAAATTAATGTTACGTTCTTTAGATTCTTATCCTTATAATCAAAAACTAACAGATTTCTTCCAAGATAAAGAAGAAGAAATGGAAAAAACAGGAAAAAATGAATATGTTCTAACATCTGATGAAGTTGAAAATTTTTCACCAAACGAAGTTAAAAAAACATTTAACATTTACGATACTGAAGAGTAAAAAAATTGAATTTTGAACTAGTATTTGTACTAAAAATAAAGGGGTGTTTACCCCTTTTTTTATTTGACAAACTTAAATATTCACTTATATTTGTTGTAGATAAAAGAGTAATAATTAAAAATTTATTTATGGCAAATTCAGTATTAGATTCAGTACTAGCACAGTACGAAAAGAACGCACAACCAGGTGGTTCACAGAGAACAAGTATCTCACAAGAAGACAGATTAAAGAAGTATTTTTCGGCAATCTTAATGAAAAACGAAACTTCTGCACAACGTAGAGTTCGTATCTTACCAACTAAAGATGGCTCGTCACCATTTGTTGAGGTTTGGTATCACGAAATCCAAGTTAACGGACAATGGGTTAAATTATACGACCCTGAGAAAAACGACAACGAACGTTCTCCACTTACAGAAGTTTATAACGAACTTATCCAAACGGGTAAAAAAGAAGACAAAGAATTAGCGTCACAATATCGTTCACGTTTATTTTACATCGTTAGAGTAATTGACCGTGACAACGAACAAGATGGTGTTAAATTTTGGAGATTCAAACACAATTACAAAAACGAAGGTATCTTGGATAAAATCCTTCCTATTTGGAAAGCTAAAGGTGATATCACAGACGCAGAAAAAGGTCGTGACTTAATCATCGAACTTAAGAAAGCTAAAACTCCACAAGGAAAAGAGTATACCGTTATTCAAACGGTTATGTATGACGACCCTGCATTACTTCACGAAGATAAAGGAATCATGAGTGGATGGTTGGAAGATGAGTTAACATGGAATGATGTATATTCTAAAAAACCTGTTGAGTATTTAGAAGCAGTTGCAGTTGGAGAGACACCAATGTGGTCATCTGAACTTAAAAAATATGTTTACGGTGAGACTGCAGACATTTCTCTTGGGGGAGCAAAACAAGAAACACCAACCCCTGTTGACCCACAAGCAAACGAAGAACCGGCAGAAGATTTGCCATTCTAATTAAACTTTAACTTGGACACTCAGACAGACTAAGTGTCCAAGTTTTTTAAAATCAAAAAAAAATGAAACCTTTTTTAGCTGAAAAATTAAAAGACGCTCTTATAAAAAAATATGAAGCAGAGATTGCAGATGCAGAAGCAAGACTTTATGTTTATTTTGTAAACCCTGTTGGGATTGGAGAGCACCCACAACACACCGAAGAAATGGATAATTTAGTTACACAACTTACAGACGCAAAAGACAAGTTGGAGACTATAACAAATTTTAAAATTTACGAACTATAATGGCTATTAAAAAGAACGATTTTAGTTCACTAAAGAAAAAATTCTCTACGTCTGCAAAGTACAAACCTCAAAGATTCTTTGATTTAGGTTCTGATTTTTTAGATGCGGTTGGTTTACCAGGTCCCGCAATTGGACACTTAAATATGTTATTGGGTCACTCCGATACAGGAAAAACAACGGCACTTGTTAAAACTGCTGTCGACGCACAAAAGAAAGGTATTTTACCTGTGTTTATTATCACAGAACAAAAATGGTCTTTCGAACATGCAAAGATAATGGGATTTGAATGTGAAGAAGTTGTTGATACTGAAACGGGTGAACTTGATTGGGACGGATTCTTTATCTTTAATAACAACTTTGAATACATCGAACAAATTACAGATTACATTAATAGTTTGTTAGATGCACAAGAAAAAGGTGAATTGGATTATTCATTATGTTTCTTGTGGGATTCAGTTGGTTCCGTTCCTTGTAAGATGACTTATGAAGGTAAAGGTGGTAAACAACACAACGCTTCTACATTGGCGGACAAGATTGGAATGGGTATTAACCAACGTATTTCAGGTTCACGTAAATCTGATTCTAAGTTTGAAAATACTTTAATCATCGTAAACCAACCATGGGTTGAATTACCTGATAATCCATTCGGTCAACCTAAAATTAAAGCAAAAGGTGGTGAAGCAATTTGGTTAAACTCTTCTTTGGTTTTCTTATTTGGAAATCAAAAAGGTGCGGGAACTACAAAGATTACCGCAACCAAAGACAAGCGAACAGTTAAGTTTGCATCAAGAACAAAAGTATCCGTTATGAAAAACCACATAAATGGACTTGGGTTTGAAGATGGAAGAATAATTGTAACACCACATGGTTTTCTTCCTGGTAAAGATACAACTGAGGAGAAATCATCCATTGAAAAGTATAAGAAAGAATATGCTGAGTATTGGAAAGAGATAATCGGAGTTGATGGTGACTTTGATTTGAAAGCAGAAAGAGAAGAAGTAGAGTAGTAATAATTAAAAAACAAAAAAGTGACGAAAACCTTATTGGTTGATGGAAACAATTTGATAAAAATTGGTTTTCACGGAGTGAAAGATTACTTTCACAATGGACAACATATCGGTGCTATTTGGCACTTTTTGAATACTCTAAGAAAGTTCTTGGAAGAAACCAACTATAACAAAGTTGTCGTATTTTGGGATAGCAACACGAACTCTTCACAGAGGAGGTTGATATACCCCAAGTATAAATTAAACCGTAGAGACGATTCTAATGAGTTTAAACAAGCATCTTACGAAAGTCAGAAACAACGAGTTAAACAATATCTTGAAGAGATGTTTGTAAGACAAGTTGAAGTTGAAAATTCAGAGGCTGACGATTTAATTGCTTATTACTGCCAAATTTCTGAAGACGAGGAAAAAACAATTTTCTCGAGCGATAGAGACCTTACACAATTAATTTCTGAAAAGGTAACTATCTATTCACCATCCACAAAAAGATATTATAAGAATGGGGATACAATCAAAATGAGCGATTTTGAAGTTCCCCATTATAATGTCAAAACTATTAAAATCCTTACAGGTGATTCATCCGATAACATCGACGGTATTTTTTATTTAGGTGAAAAGACTTTATTTAAGTTTTTTCCTGAACTACTTGAAAAAGAAGTTGAATTATCCGATATTCTATCTAAGGGTGAAGAACTCCTTAAAGAAAATAAAGACAACAAATCATTACAAAATCTTTTGTCTGGTAAAACAAAAGAGGGTGTATTTGGTGATGAGTATTATGTGATAAACAGAAAGCTTGTTGATTTAAGTCAACCACTTATAAATCAAGAAGGTAAAGAATTAGTTGACGCATATTATTCAGAATCATTGGACCCTGATGGTAGGGGGTATAAAAACCTTATTCGTATGATGATGGAAGATGGGATATTTAAATACCTACCTAAAACAGATGATAATTGGATTTATTTTTTAAAACCGTTTTTAAAGTTAACAAGAAAAGAAAAGTCAAAATTCAAAAACAAAAAGTAAAATTATGAAAGAACAAAATGACGTAACTAAAGTTGAATTTCTTATCACATTAAATGATAATTTTGTGGTTCAAAGATTCTTTAATGTCAAGGGGTTTAACCCAAAAGCAAAAAGTAGTGTAGAGTTGATGAGCTACATGTTTGATTTAAGAACCGACTTACAAACAAAACTTAGAAATAAGTGTGTTGTTTATATGTTGGAAAATAGATTCCAAATTGAAGAGGACTCAAATGTGTTAGAGACATCTAATACTGATGGTCCTGAAATATTTAACATTATTTTAAGGGTAGGTAATGAGACAATTTGTCACTATATCATCGACGCTAAATTATACCCACCAAAGGTAAGATATACGCTGGACGTAAGGCCATCCATAAAAAACATATTAAGAGAACTTACTGACATTTTTTCAGCTAAAAATTTATCTTACAATTACCTAAACTATTCATTAGTTTAATCATATTTATCATATACAAAAAGAAAAAAATCATATAATATGTCAGACAAAAAAAGCTTCGGATACTTAGGAAATACCTTTCAAATTCAGTTGTTAAATAACATCATCGTATACAAGGATTTCTCAAATTCGATTCTCGAAGTCATTGACCCACATTACTTTGATAACCAGTATTTTCGTATCATTTGTCAAATGATTAAGGAGTATTATTCAAAATATGAACATACTCCTACAT